TGATGGACAACCATTTGAAGTCCCTCAGGATGCACAGCCAGAATATCCTCATAATAAAGTCACTGAATCTACTAATCCAAACCCAGACGAACGCCACCGCATGGAGATTGACGACACTCCATCCGAACCTCGTGTGACTCTTGTTCATAAAAACGGAACAGGAGTAGAGATGATGGAAAAGGATAAACTCCTTGTCGTCAATTCTTCTGGTCGAATGGTGCAATTAGTCGGTGATGATTTTGAGATGTTTGTTGCTGGTAACGGAACAGTCATCTATAAAGGTAATCTTGATTGGACAGTCGAAGGTAATATGAGTTTGACTGTCAAAGGTAATATGGAAACAACTGTTGAAGGCACTAAAACTGAAATTGTTAAAAAATCTGTAATTGAAGAATATCAAGATGATCAAGAAACTACAGTAACAAATAATAAATCCACAACTGTTGGCGAAACAAGCACAGAGCTCGTCCTAGGCAATAAAAATAGTTTCGTTAAGCAGAAGCAAAGTAACTGGGTAAAAGGTGACGCTGAATTTTTATCTGGCGCTAATACACATATTTCTTCGCAAACTAAAACATCTATATCATCGACTACTGTTAATGTAACTGGTTCTACAGTTAATGTCGCTGCAGGCGGTGGTACTATCGGTGGACCAGCAGTTTATTATTATGGATTATCTTTTGAAGGCGATTTATTTGTAAATGGAAATTTAACAGTTGATGGAACAGCAACTATTGATGGGGCGATAAGCACTTCAGGATCTATAACAGCTGCTGGCGCTCTTAACACAGCAGGCGATATTACTGCATTTGACCCAACCTCTGGAGCTGCTGTAGCTTTAACAGTCGCAGGGACAGAATCAGTTATCAGTGGATTCTTTAATTATACTGCGCCAACTGCTGGTAGCATAACTACAACTCTTGCTGCTTCTCCTGAAGGTATTATGCAGATTACAGTTGATGAAGCTGATAAGATTAAGCAATCTATTGATCTGAGAGAACGTGTTGCATTAGGATTGGGTTTATAAATGATCATTCGCAACGAAAACATTACAACTGCAGATATTCGAAGACTGCTTAGAGATCCTGCTAATAGGACTGATGAGTTTCTGATTGGATTTGCCTTGGCTAAAGAGGTGTTGAATTTTAGATATATGCAGTCAACACCTACTGCTGTTAAGAGAATACAATCGACCGAACCCGTAGGAAAGTATGGTACTCGAATTTATGGTAATCCGAGTATTCCAAAACTTAGATATATTGATGGATTAAGATTTAAAAATATTATTCCAGAAAAACAATATAATCCTGTTCTCGCTTCTGATATTACGAATGGCACTAAACTTGGTGGTGGTATTCCATTATCAACATTTGCTGGTAGTGCATTAAACAGCAAGACAACAATTGCTGATCGTAAAGAAGTCGCAAAGTATTTTTATCTTCAATCTATGATGATGAATGGAGTTAGGAATAACACAGGAAGATTCGGTAAACACAGTTTAATTGTTTCTGAAGGATTATATGCACCTGAAACAAATCAAACAGTAACCTCTGGAAGTATTCTTGATTTACAAACTAAAGGTCGTGCTGTAGTTTATGAAGTTAGGAATCTAGAAGGGAATTTAGATCCTGCTGCAGCATTTAATATTGCATCATACTGGAAAGATACAGCATTATTTGATGAATTAATTTTAAGTTTTGATACAGTTGATCCCAAGGTAGATTATACTGCACAAATTATTGTCACAATGCCTGAAGTGACTGATAAATATATTGGAGAGTTTCGTAGGAATATTCGAACAGAATACAACTACAATGTCGCACTGAAAGACGGACTCGCTGAGTTGGCTGTATAAATATCTAATAAACAGGAATTTATGAATGGCAGTAACTAAATCACTCTCGATTGAAGATGCTAACTTAGCAGTACGAAGTATTGTATCTGCTAGAGAGCAGGTTTATTCAGATATTGACCTGACATTCGCCAAGAAGACGAATGGAGATATTTTTAAAAAGACTGAAGCTGCTGCGGTAAAACAAGCAGTAAAGACTTTAATCCAGACAAACTTTGGTGAAAGACCATTTAATTATTACTTTGGCGCTAATATTCGTGCTTTATTATTTGAACCAGTTACTCCTGATGTTATTGATGAAATAGAATTAAATGTAAGACTGGCAATCGAAAACTTTGAACCAAGAGCAGAGCTGCTTGATGTGAGAGTTTTGGATGAAATTGATAGAAACTCATTAAATGTGAGTGTTAGATTTAGAGTCGTAAGTACAGACGAAGTAGTAGAGATACAAACAGCATTCTCAAGGTTAAGATAAGACATGGCAACAGTAATTAATTCATCCCAGCTTGACTTTGCATTTATTCGAGGTAAGATCCTTGAATATATGAAAACTCAAACAGAGTTTCAAGATTATGATTTTGATGCTTCTGGACTTTCAGTCATTGCTGATGTTTTGGCATACAATACACATCAGAATGCATTGCTCGGTAACTTCGCACTAAACGAAACATTCTTACAGACTGCTCAACTTAGATCTTCTCTGGTAAACCTTGGTCTGAATTATGGATATGTTCCTAGGTCTAGATCAGCATCTACAGCATTATTAAATGTATCTTTAAATTTAACTGGTGCGACAAACAAACCAGAAGAGATTCGTCTTCCTGCTGGATTTACATTTACTGCGGAACTGGATGAAGTAACCTACTACTTTAGAACTCAGCAAGAGCATACTGCAAAGATTGATGCTGCTGCTCTTGGTATCTATACATTTGAGGATGATGACGGTAATCTTGCGATTCCTGTAAAAGAAGGAACAGAGCAAGTTAAGACGTTCTTGGCTGATAAAACATTAGAAAGACAAATTTATGTAATTCCAGATACAACACTTGATCTCTCAACATTAAAAGTTAGAGTGTTCGAAAGTGCAGCAGATACAGTTGGTCAGTCCTATCTTTCTCCTGCTGAGTTGGTTGGATTTACTGCAGAAACCAGATTGTTCTTACCATTAGAAACCTATAATGGATTCTATGAATTAAACTTTGGTGATGGTACGATTACTGGTGATGCTCCTGATGTTGGTAACATTATTCGAGCAACTTATCTTTCAACCAGCGGTCAAGTCGCAAACGGAGCATCAGTCTTTACACCATCAACTACAGTAAGTGTTGATAATGTATCATATACTCCGATTGTCACAACAGTTTCTAAATCAACTCTTGGTGCAGAAAAAGAAAATGTAGAAAGTATTCGTATTAATGCTCCACTTTCTTATCTTGCTCAGGGAAGATTAGTCACACCAAATGATTATATTGCAGTAATTTCTAATTTAATCCCAGGTATTAAGTCTATGAATGCTTGGGGTGGAGAAGATAATATTCCTGCTAAGTATGGTAAAGTATTAGTTTCTATTATCTATGAAGATGATATTGATGCTACATTTAAAGCATCTCTTGAGGATCGTATTGCTACAGAGATTACTGATAACCTCTCGATCGCTTCGATTGAAACGGAAATTGTAAGTCCGGCATTTACATACCTCAATCTAACAACGAATATTAAATATGAGTCAGGCGTAACAGCATTAACTCGCAGAGGTATTCAGGATAAAGTCAAAAGAACGATTGCTTCCTACTTTGCCTCTAATCTCGGCAAGTTTAATGACGTGTTCCGTAAATCTAAACTTCTTTCAACGATTGATGGATCGGATGCTGCGATTCTGTCTTCTACAATTGATGTTCGCATGGAGAATCGGTTTACGCCTGTATACGATGCAACCTCAGTAAGATTCGTTACTGCAGACTATCAGTTAAGTTTCTTAAATAAACTTGCTCTGCCAAATAAAGAAACTGCAATCGTTACTAGCGATAACTTTGTATATGACTCTAAGGTTGCATCTATTCGCAATCGTATTGGAGATAACTTTAGTAATATCTTAGAAATTATTGATACTGATGAGAATATTCTTGTTACGAATATTGGTTCTTATGATGCAGCTAAAGGCACTGTTAATTTAACAGGATTTAGTCCAACTTCGATTTCTTCAGGTAATACTTACATTCGAGTTATTGCTACTCCAGCAAATGATGCTGACATTAAACCACTAAGAAATCATGTAATTGATCTTGGATTTAATGTTGTAAGAGCAACTGATGATATTGATGCAGCAAATGCAGTAAGTGGTGTAACTGACTAATGGCTGCAGTAACCTTAGAAGATCGTAATCGTCGAGATATAAACTTTAATCAGGCTCAAGTTGATACCTTGCTGCCTGAGCATTTTCAAGAGCAGTATCCGACATTAGTTACGTTTCTTAAAAAATATTATGAATATCTGGAACTAGCAGCTGGTCGTAATAGACTAGATAATATCTTTTTCGCAAAAGATAATGAAAGCACGAATGAAGATTTCTTAGATTATCTTTTCTTTGAAAAAATTAATGGTCTTGGTGCTGACAGATTTGATCTGCCTAGACTTACACTGAAACTAGTATCTCAGTTTTCTAGAGCCAAGGGAACTGAAGTATCTATTCCTGCCTTCTTTAGATATATCTTTGGTGTGGATGCAGAGGCATTTTATCCAAAGACTCAGATGTTTACTGTTGGCGAAAGTCAGATTGGTGCTGACTCTTTAAGATTTCTTCAGGATTCTCGTTTCTGGCAGGTGTTATCTATTCAGATTAAATCGCCTCTGAGTACTATTCAATGGAACGATATTTACAAAAGATACAATCACATTGCAGGATTTGCTCTTTTTGCTGAGACACAATTTGAAACAGTAGCAGGAAATATCTCTGCAGTTTCTCCTCTTTCGATTGCTGATACTCTGACCGAAGGCGCTTTGGTCCTTGAGGAAACAGCGACAGAAACATCTACTGCATCCACCAGCTCGACTGGTGTTGATAGTGATGAAACAATTAGATTCTACACTGATCGTGGTATCGAATTCTATCAAGATTCTATTGGTGGACTTACCGCTGCACAGAAAGGCGAGTACACTTCTATCACTGATGTTCTTGATGCTAATTCGCCGACGTTCTCTTCGAATGATAGTGATAGATTCTCTGATCAGTCTCTCCAGACTATGGACGAGGATCTGTTTACTCATTATGATCCAAACAGAGTTGATTCCGCTTAGAAAAGCATTATAAATAAATTAGAATAGGTTTTAACGAGTAGTAAAACATGACCAGACAGAATATATCTACAGGTACAACTGCTAATGACGGCACCGGAGATACCCTTCGCAGTGCTGGCACTAAGATTAATCAGAACTTTGTTGAACTGTATCAAGCATTCGGAACTGATAGCAGCACATTAGGTTCTGGTATTACTTTTGATACTTCTGGTATTGTCATTACAGGGACTACAAATACAACTACAATTGCTCCAAAAGATCCTGGTTCTGATGTAACATTTCAGATTCCAGATAGTAGCGGTGAAGCAGTTATTTTAAGTCCAGATAATATCGTTTATCTGAAAGATTCTACTGGTGCAGTATCAAAGATTTACTATGGTAACGTGTTTGGGCTTATTGGCGATCTTCCTTCAGCCACAACTTATCATGGTATGTTTGCTCATGTACATGCAACAGGTAAAGGATACTTCGCTCACGGTGGTGCATGGCATGCTCTTATTGATAGTGACACATTTACTTCCAGAACTGGACTTCAATTAATCAATCCAGAGATGGAAACTACGATTTTTGACAACACTGGCACATTTGGATTATTAGAATTAGATAATACTTCTACAGGTAATACAAGTTATGTAAAAATTACCAACGTAGATGATTCTGCGCCTGTAATTACTTCAGATGGAACATCTACTGATGTAGGTGTTAGAATTAAGGGAAAAAATAATGGTGTTGTAACTCTTGATGGTAAGCTCGGATATGGATATCAATCTGTAACAGGATCTACTGACAGTGATTTAGACTCTTCTGCAAACTTCTATATGTTAAATGTTGCGACTCCTAAGTCTTTCAAAATGCATGATGGATCCGTTATTGGCGAAACTAAAAGATTTGCAAATAGAAGAAGTTCTTCGGTCACGATTAACTTTAATTCAAATAAGTTCGAACACCCAACTGGACCTTACACTAGCTTTACGATGACAGATATCGGTTTAATTACAATTATTTGGACTGGTAGTGAATGGGTGTCCGATAAAGACTCTGATAAATATATTACATTTGCTTAAAAGGTAAAGAATAGATGGCAGCTATTGTAAC